TGACAAACTTTTTCAGTTTGTCCTGGTCGTCATAACTGGTCGTTCCGAAAAGGATGGAACGATTAATCGTTTTGCGGTTTGTGATATGAAAACCAATCACATTAATTCCGTGTCGTTTGGCTAATCCAGTCAAGAGAGAAGCGGTCAATCCAGAACGGCGTTCTATACCGTGGAGAAGGCGCTTAGTAACTGGGTCACGAATAACCATATATTCTTTTGAGTTATATCCGAACATACTTTTATCACAGGCTTCTTCGGCACTATGCCATTCAGAGTTACCGTCTGCTCCGCCATCTGTCAGGAAAATCGCATTGATTTTTTCTTTCCCAGTTTCCTTTTTGAAATCGGCAATCATATCATAAGCACAAACAATCGCCTCGTTCAAAGGAGTGGAACTCATTCCGTGACCTGAAGGAGTTGATAGTGAAGTATAATCGTTAGAGCGGCCGAGGAACATAACATTCATCAACTGCTTATTGAAATCTCGGCTGGACATTTTCTCATTGAAATATTCATTCATTCCAAGGCGAGCCAGTTTAAGATGATTAGTCGGTGTCAATGCCGGGTCATAATAACTTTTTTCTAACTTCTTGGTAAGGTCGGTGGAGTTAGAGAAAGAATAAACACGATAAGGAATTCCAACTTTACGGGCGAACATCACTAGGGTCAATAACTGTTTAATGGTAGATTCCATCTTACCAGACATTGAACCGGACCAATCGACAAACATCATCAAGGCGTGATTACGGCCATCTTTGACAGTAGTAATTCGTTTGAAAATATCTTCATCGGTTTTGTACATATGAAGTTTATTCATATCAAGAACGCCAGTCTTACCGATTGAAGTTCGTTTGTAATCGGTAGCGGCCTGTTTCATTTCAAATTCTTTGACCATATAATTGACAATCTGGTTGGTGTCTTTTTTCCAGACTCGAAAATTATTTTCGGCTTCTTTTTTGATGGCAACGCCTTTTTCTTCCTGATTCCAGTAGCGACCGTAGTTTTCAGCATCTGCCCAATGGGTATTCAAATTTTCAAACGTGGCTTTCCAAGGAATCAAAGCATTTTTATAATTGACTTTCGGAAGGTCAAGATAGACAGGCTCTTTTGCTTCCGCATCATTCAGGCTTTCCATTGCATCTTCAAATGCCTTAGAAGTTTCTGGTTTCGGAAGAAGTGGGTCGTGATTTTCTTCTTTGGTTTCACTACCCGTATCGGCTGAATCACCAGTCGGTGATTTTTCTTCCTCGTTCTCTTCCTCTTTTTCTTCGGAAGGAGCAGAGGAACCGCCAGAAGTTTTTTCTTCGGAATCTTTATCTTCATCAGGTTTAGATGAATTGGAATTGTCAGACTCTTCATCGGACTCATCTTCAGAATCCGATGAAGGGGCTGGCGTATTTGAATTTTCTGACTCACCGTCTTCCTCTTCAATAGAGTCGGGTTCTAGGTCGTCAAAGTCAAATGGTAAATCTTCCATATTCGTTTCGGTCTCTTCGGACTCGGCTTTGGTAATGTCGCCAAGTTCACGAGTCAATTCTAGGATATCTTCAAATGTCTCGGCTTTCATAACACGAGCCGCGAAGGTTTTTTCTTCATCAGAGAAAGGAACTTCTGCACGGAGTCCCAACTTGAAGTGCATATTAAGTCGGTCACCAAATCCGTATGAATCGAGGTCACGTTCTTTGGTTCCAAAGAAATCTCTCTGATTCAGGTCATTGTACATCGAAAAGAAGGTACGTTTCATTCCGGGATATTTGATTTTCATCTTCCGCTCAATGCGGGCATCTTCCAGAATATTGGCGTAAGGTTTAAGGCTAGGATTCTCTTTTGCGAAGGCAGACCATTCTGCATTGGGAGTATAAAGGGCGTGACCAACTTCGTGGCCGATTAAGCCTTCATACATAGTATCATCCATCTTTTCCCAGAGAGGGAGACGGAGTACGCGGTTCTTTACATCGAAGGAGGCAGTTTTTACTTTTTTGTGTTCTACGTGAATGTTCTCGGTAGCCATCAATTTGGCTAGAACATTTTTTGACTCAATATTTACTGTAACTGGATTATTCAACTTTTCCTCTTTGTTCAATGTGTTATTATCTCGACTTACAATACATATTATACGCTAAAATGTACCCTCTGTCAACCAAATAAGCACTTATTTTTGGTCTGTAAGTCGTTGATTTATAACGAAATTCGGAAATAATTGAAAATAAATTCTGAGGTGTGACTAATTTGTCACGATTTTAGAGAAATTTTGCTCCTTTTCAGCCGAAATCACTCGCCCAAACTTGTCTAGAATCTGGTCTCCCTTGTGGGATATGACAAATACGTGGGCATCGTCATCCTGTGTATTAAGGATTCCCAAGAAATCCTCAACTCCTGTGGCGTCCAGACTGCTGTCAAATATCTCATCAAGAATGAGAAGGTTGGTTGCTACAGAGGATTTCAATTTAGCGACCTCTCTCCAAGTGAAGAGAAGTGCTAGGTCAATCCGTAGTTTTTCCCCTTCAGAGAAACTTCCGTATTGGAAAGCATCACGCCCTCGGCTCTTAATGGTTTCGTTGAATCCCTCATCCAATTCAAAATTGATGTAGAAATCCAGGGCCGATAGAAACTTGTTTATTAGTTGATTGATTAATGGAAGATAATTCCGAATGATGACGGTTTTGATTCCGCTGTCCTTCAATAGTTCCTGGACGGTATTCAGATGGTGTTTCTTTTCCTGTAGGTTGTATTTGATATCGTGTTGAACATCGAGGTCCTTTTTGCTTGAGGTAATTTCGTTGGCCGATGGCCATGATTTCGGTCCAGCCTCTTCCGCCAGTTCCCTATGAAGTCTATCAATAGACATATTAATACCAGCGATAGAGGAATTCTTATCTGATATCTTAACCAATACATTTTCTATTTCGCTGATACGAATTGCAAGACGTTCCAAATCGGCAGAAACAAGATTCATACCCTTGGTCAGTTCTTCATCCTTTTGTGTTAAAGTGGCTGTGACGTTTTCTTTAAGTTCTTGTGTAATAGGTTGCGTACATTCTGGACATTCCGAATTGTCATTTACTAATGCTACTTGCTTTTTGATATGACTTTTCTTGGAAGAGAATTTCGTTTTGAATTCTCTCAGTTTTGATTGCTTGTCCTGTTTGGGTCTGTGGTCTTTTATTGTTTCTTTTAGGTCAGCAATATCCTTGTTAATGGATTCTATGTCATCCGCACATTTTTGCAATTCATCTTTCTTTTCTTGGACATTTACTTCAGCATTCTCTTGAAGAGATTTAAGGTGTTCCTCTTGGAGTTTAATGCTTTGCTCTAGTAATTCGATTTGATGTACGGCCGCAAGAAGAGACATTTGATTATCTGATACTCGACCCTTTACTAGGTCATTCATTACAGAGAAAATTTGGATATCAAGAAGGTTTTCTATTATGACCCGTCTTTCACCCGCAGGTAATCTCATAAAGGGAACAAACGAACCTGAGCCAAGCACCACTATCTGTCTGAAGGTATGCTCACTCATTTTTAGAACATATCGTTCTAAGAAATCTTGGCTATCCCTCACCGCGGCCATTTGGTCTTTCATCACGCCGTCAACGTGTATCTCAAATATCGCAGGATACATCCCACGTCTAATGAGATAATCTTTTCCGCCAGTCTCGAATTTGAGTTCAACTAAGCATTCTTTCCTATTGATAGAATTGACAAGTTGAGTCAACTTGACTTTTCGGAAAGGTTTCCCAAAGAGGCCATAGGATATAGCATCCATAAATGTAGATTTTCCCGAGCCGTTGGGACCAATTAACAGCGTAGTTCGGGTATCATCTATAACAATTTCTGAGAATTTATTGCCTGTTGATAAGAAATTCTTATAGCGTACAGTCTTGAATTTAATCATAAGTAGACTATTATATCAGGTTTGATATCAATTGTCAACTGATTTTTCTAATATTGTCCTGGCTGTACCTACAAGAGTTTTGTCCTCGTGGAGTTTTTGTAATTCGTCTATAGTTGGCCATTCTACTGGCTTCCATCCATCCTTCAATTTGGGCGGCTCTGGTGCTTCATCTTTAAGTAGGTCTGGGTCTGTTTCAACTGCTCGGCCATATTTATCTTTCATACTCATAATTATCTCCTATATTGATAACGCTTCCACGTATACTTCGTGGAGTATCTTTTTCACTTGCTCACTATTATCTATACTCAAATCATCCACGTACTTTTCCAGTGTGGTGATAGTATCTTCTGTCTCAAATTCAATTGTGCCTTGGGATAACATTCCGTAGTCCTCAATGACATTAAGACTTTCACAAGACTTTTCTAATGCTTCAACTACACGATTAAATAGTTCGTGGTCTTCCTTCTTGTCAACAATTAACTTGACTATTTGATTGGCATATTTCTTAGCATCCACAGGACTATCATCATATATGACCTTGGCGTGCATTTTAAATGGGTTGGGTACGAAATCACACTGTAAAGTTTCTGTGTCAAAAATGTGAAACCCTCTTTGGTCATCACAATCATTCCACGTTATCTCATATGTGTTGCCGAGATAGTAGATATGTCCATTGTCTGATTTTGTATGAAAATGTCCAGTATATACTGTATCATACTTATCGAGAAATTTTGGGGACCTTGAATGGTATGCTGACTTAACTCCCTTCATCATCTCGAAGCCTTCTAAATCAAAGTGTCCAAAACAAACTGGATTCTTAGACTGATTAATGAAGCGGTGAATCTCTTCTTCGTTGTCATCGTTTATCCAAGGAACCAAATCTACCTTATATCCATCTGGTAGTTTAACACTTGTTGGTTTAGAATAGCCAATAACTGGTGTGTGAAATGTATCGTTGTTCGGTATACCATCGATATCGAATAGTTGTTCTACCGAATTGAGTGTGGAGGTATTCTTGAAATAGGTATCGTGGTTGCCCACAATTGTGTGCATAGTGACACCTTGTTCTATGATTGGCTGAAGAAACTCTGTCCTCATACGAGATAGCGTATTATAATTTACATACTTCCGCCTATCCATCAAGTCACCCATATGAATGACTGTCTTGATATCGTGTTCCTTCAGATAAGGAAAGAATGTTTCCGTCCAAAATCTATAGAAGTAATCTGCGAATGCCTGATTATCTGACCTGGCACCGAAGTGCGTGTCTGTTACTATTGCTACTTTCATACCATAAAGAACTCAAGATTGTTAGCAGGGTCAACCTTTGGCATCACCTTCTTTGCTTTCTTCAATTCTCGTTTTGCTTTCTTTTCCTTTTCTTTTCTCTCCATATCGTCTATAAATTCCTTTATATGTACGTGAAAATCGATACTACCTCTCTCGTTGATAAAATCGTAAGATTCCTTATCGTGTTCCTGTAGTGCATCCATTTGCTCGAATCCAGCCTTCTGGTCAAAATACTTATACTTGATGTATTGCTGTTTCTTTTCCTTCTGGATTCGCCTTAAGAAGGCATAATAAATTATCTGTGTAAAATAGGCAAAGGGATTTCTACTCTTCTCTGGGTCAAAATTGTGCATATATGCTAGACAATTCTCCAGTCCATCTGATATCATATCGTCCTTATATGTATAATTAATGAAATTCGGTCGATAGGATAATCGCTGTGCTATCTGCAGGAAACACAAAGCAATATAGTCAGTGACATATGGTTTAGGTTTACCGTTCTTTTCACACTCGGTAATATGTGTTTGGTAATCAATAATGGCCTTTAAAAATTCCTTATTATTGATATAATGATTCGCATTGTCTTTATCTACGGGTTCAGCGGGTTGTGTTCTATTAGCGTATTTGTTCTTAGCCACATCAAAAACTCCTTATTTAAATTATATTATGTACAATTATACATTAAAAATCAACGCCTGTCAAGCATTTTCGTCATTTATTTCATATAAAGTATACCTCCAGGTAAGTTCCTCTCCCACCTCTATATCTCTTGATGTGAATAGATTCCATTTATTATTCCAGGGTGGGATTGTTACGATGCCACCTTCACTTGGTAAATGGAATACCTTATGTTTACGCTTTTCGCAGTTTGGATTGTCAGAATGGTTTCCGAATCCGCCCAGAGGAGTCCGAATAAGTTCATCCTTATGTTCAATAAGAATAACACCAATGTAGGTATATGCTTTAATAGGTTCAGTGGCAAATAGGCCGAGACCACTAATAGGAGATTCCTTGATGGTTATATAATCAGGTAGGGGTTTAAACATACTACAAATATTTATATCGAACGCCTGAGGCGTTTAGACGTAATCCACCGAAGCGTAAAGCAGGGAGCCAATCAGCCGGTTCTTCTTTACTCAAGTAGTTCTGTTCCTCGCTTCGCTCGTCACAGAACTTGGTTCGAGGACTTCGTCCTCTCACCAATATCCCTTTTAGCATATACTTATGGTAGAGCAAATCAAGTTTAATTAGGTATTATGAGAATTGGTTACAAGACACAAGCCAGACTTAGAGACTGGTTACGGTTATCCAGTTGGCCACGACTTGTCGATTCAAGTCTCTCTAGCGGACTGTACCAATATGTGGTGTGTCCTGACCCGGTTTTTTTCAGATATTTAGCACTTGTACACGATGCTTCAATCTACAGACCTCAACTCAGTAGGCTCATATGTCGAGTATTATAGCCTGCTCACTTCACCTTGCGGCTACTATCCTGGGTTTCTCGTTCCAGGCAGATTCCTCGTTGTATCCCGAGGCGGATATAAGTACAATTATGTTGTTATTATACAGTTTTATGTATATGTTGTCAACCCCTAAAATGACCTAATTCACGATTAAATTCGAGTTTTGCGGCTGGATTATGGAACTGTGCATCTGGGTATGCTGGTCGGCAATTTCCTTCCTTGTATCCGCTACAAACAGAATGTCTGTCACGGAGATATGGATGATGTTTTCCTTGCAAGTCATAAGAAATGGAACTAATGCCATAGCACTCTGGCCAGATTCAGTTGGAACTTGTGTCAGAACACACGGGTCCTTCAGTGTGAGGGCCTGGACGTTAGAGTCTTTGTGCTGGTGGAAACCCATAACATCACAAATCAGTTCAGTGCCAGTATGCTTCAAATGTACAGTCGCTTTATGAACTTTGAATTCTCCACCATCTTCCTTCTTTTTATGTTCCTTTAGCCGTGCCTCCATAGCATCTTCTACGGGCTTATCTTTTGAATTCCCTTTGCTCATAATTTTATACTCCTTAGTTTGTAATCAAACTTCTCTGAATTATATATCTTCACCCGCTCAAAAAAATGACGGAGAGAGAAATTTTTGTGCTTTTTCCACGATAAATCATCGCTTATGTCAAATAGGGTGGCTTTATTCTTGGCCTCCGCTTTCCTAAGGACTCGGCCAACAGATTGCAAATTCCTAATACGAGACTTAGCAGGGTGACCAAAAATAATATTGTGAAGATTCCGAATGTTAATACCAGTACTAAAGGTACCGTAACTAGCCACGATAATAGCATTTGTACTTTGTTCAGTAATCGCACGTATCTCCTCCCGTATCTCAGTTGGTATCTGACCGCTCACGAAAAACACCGGTCGTTCTGGTTCTTTCTCTGTTAAATATTTATAGAGTTTCTTTCCGTGCTTTTCCACATATTGATATAAAATAAGTGTATTATTCTCTCTCGACAGGGCCAAGTCACAAATGAATCTATTTCGTTTTGGATGACTTATGAGGAAGTCTATTTCGTCCTGATAAATCATCTGCTTCACTTCTTTCTTTTCAGCATCGGTGTATCCCAAGGTCACCGCTTCGATATGGAGTTTCGCAATCAGTTCCTTATCCATTAATGCTTTGCTTGTCGTAACTTTATGGATAGGGCCAAACAAGCCCTCCAGTATGAGTTTGTGAGTCTGTGTGCCGTCTAGGGTACCCGTAAAGCCAAATTTATACTCACAATCGGTCATCTTAGTAAGTATCGAGGTGAGCGATTTGGCCTTGAAGTTGTGTGCCTCATCTCCAATAACTGCTCCAAATTGCTTGAACCAAGGCTTCCCTAATTTATAGATGGATTGCCAGGTTGTTATGACGATTCTCTTATCAGTTTCTTTATCCTTTCCAGCATAAATTCGATGCGCCATATCAGCGGTATACTCACATTCTGCTCCAGTAGTATAGTCCTTAAAGTCTCCATACAATTGTTCTACGAGCGAGGTAGTAGGTACAATAACCAATATCTTCCTGTCAATCTGCTTTAGATACCAAATTATCAATCCATAAATCATAAGCGATTTGCCAGATGAAGTAGGCGATATCATCAAGGCTCTCTTCTGATTAATGCCGTGGTGAAGGGTCGATATCTGATAATCGTATGGTGTTATTTTTTCTCCCTTAACGTGTGGGTCTAGACCATTAAAAAATTCCTCGGTCTCTTCAGCGGTTGTCGTTCTCTCAAGAGGCAGGCTTTGAATTGATAGTTTGTGTCTGTCTGCAAATTCAACCACATAAGGAAGTAGACCAACATATAACTCAGCATTGATGGCATTGAAAAGACGTATCTTCCCATCCCACATCCGAGAGCGATAAGCAGGCATAAATCTATAGCCTGGCACCCGAAAGGTGAAATAATCTGAAAGGTCGTGGGCTATACTAGCCTCACATTCTATTTTCAGAAATACATCATCCTTTTTGTGTACAACAATATCAGTCACGAAATCTTGATTCTGCATATGATAATAATGTGATATCGGCTGGTTCTACCCACCGACTATGCTTCTTGTCTTTGGTACATTCGATTAAAATTCCTTCTTTTCCTCCAAAACATTGGGGCCACGCGGTTGCCACTACAACTTCCCAAGCAATCTTTTTCTCTTGACTTCGGAGTTGTCTGTTACGATTGTTAGTAGGCAACAGTTCTACTATATCTCCCACCTTAATGGGACTAGCACTTGCAATAACCATATTAATATCCGCCTTGTGTGAATTTCATAAAATCAATCGCATTTTTAATTGCGAAACTCCTCCTTTCAAACATCTTACAAACTTCTTCAAGGTACTTCACTGTCTCTTCTTGAAGGGCTACTTTAGCCTCGATTTGAACGACAGCAGGGTCAACCCTCACATATTCCTTGACTTCTCTGTCCTTAAGGACATAATTAAAGGGTTCCGGGTCCGACCCATTATAATAGTTGGTTCTGCCAAGGGATACCTTATACAATTCATTATTCAGTTTCTTCAACGTCAGCCGTTCCCTCAATAACATTCTAAGGTATTTGTTGTGTTTTATGGGGGTGGACAAAGATTCCTTGGCCAGAATCGTTTCGTCTATGTATAGGTCTTTTTCTACGGATTCTTCAAGTTCTTCTATTTTCATAGATACCATTATATCAGGAATCGCTATCAATGTCAAGCGTTTTTCATACTATTTTCTGTAGATAAAAGTATGATTTTAGAGAGCCTTACCGCTCTCCATTGTCATATAGTCGTATTGCAGTGTGAGGTCCGTGAGCAATGGGTCAGAGGATTCGTTACTCATTTGGAGTTCCCCAAGAATTGTGGGGAAGAGGTTATGGAAGGTAAAGACCACATCGCTGATATTCTTATTATTTGATAGGATATGGAGACTTCCATCTGTGCCTGTGGGCTCATCCTCCTTAAATCTTTCGGATAGGTTTGGTCCAGAGGCTTTCCACATCAAATTCAGAATTTCCATATAATTTGAATAATCTTCATCCACGAGGAATGTGACAGTCATCGGTGCCGGCATCATTGTCGTACTCGGCTTATATCTGTATCCGTGTACCATATCAGGTATAGGAACTTCATTAGAACTAACTGTAGGGAGATTACACGTAGTTAACCAAAATTGAACTTGTGGTAACGAGTGTATATTCAACCTGTAATTAGTGCTTTTAGCGAGGTTGATTTTTTGGGGTGCGATTCTAGTTTTCTCTGCCATAGTGTAACTATTTATATCAAAAGAAAAGCCCCTCTGAGGAGGGGCTTTGGATTCCTGCTAGAACTAGGAATCAGTTTAACTGCTTAATTTACTATTACAGATTCGTAACAGTAAACTTACGGAAGTACGGGTTTTGAGCCGCAGTACCAGAAGCGAATGGGTTATGTGTAAGACCATAACGAGTCTTAAACCCTAAACGAGGCTGGAAGTCTTCCTCACCAATTGATTTCATCAACTGAAGGGGAACGTATGGACAGTAGAAAAGCCCTGCATCATACATATTTGCGCCTTTATAACCGACTGTAACACTGTCTGCCGCGGCAAACTGGTCAATATAGACTTTGTACTTATTGCCCAGAGTACCAGCAAAAATGTTATTTGCGATATCCGGCTGATTAGAACCAACTTCCATATTTGGAACCGCAAGACCGGCGACCATATCAAGTGCAGACGCAACGTCCGGACTTACTAGGAGCCAGTTACCAGCACCACGGCCAGTATTCTTAGCGATTAAGTTTGCTTCACGATTGATTTGAATCAACAGTGATTTGTAACGCTCTCCACCCCATCTTGCGCCTCTATTGTCTAGAGGGTCAGAAACGTCAAACGTACCAGCGGTAGTTGTACCGGCTGTTGCGCCTGGAGTTGCTTGGGATAGAATCTTCTCGATTACTTCACGATTGATTTCAGCAAGAATTTCAGCAGACAAAATGTTGCTTAATTCTGACTCAGCATCCAATCCGTGGATTGCTTTAAGGTCTTGTGCGAGTTCCAAAGAATACTTGGCTTTCAACGCACGAGTTTCAGCAGTAACGCTTGATTTCTCGATTGAGAAAGACATCTCTTTGAATGCACCGCCACCAGAAACAAAGCCACCTAGAGCCTCACCTTCAGCAGTAGTGTATGTATTTTGAGTATTCGCATCGTCACCAGAAAAGTCAACATCAGGCTGACCAGCAGGTAACGTAAGAGCCTCTGCTCCAGTAGAAGCCTCACCAGTATAGTGAGATTTCATAGCAAAGATAAGTCCCGTAGGACCAGACATCGGCTGAACGCCAATGGTATCATATGCCATCAACTGAGGCATTGTGCGGCGAACTAAAGAGATTAAAATTGGGTCCCAATTATCTACATTAGCGCCTGTAACATTCGCTTCTTGCAAAGCGATTTCTTGATTTTCTAAAAGACGAAGTGTAATTGCACGTTTAGTTGCATCTTGGATTTTAGGTAAATCCTCGTGCTCCATAACTGGCTGCCACTTATCTTTAATTTCTTCTGATAAAAACATTTTCTGTTTCTCCTGTTATTAAATATAAATGATGTTTAAGCACCTAAGATGCTTGGTTCCCTTGATTGTGAAAGTGAAGCCATTACCTTCTTCATTGCATCAGTCATCACTCCTTCAGAGGGCGCATCAGCACCATCTTCTGCAATTACTTCTTCTTTCTCCGCCTCTGATGGAAAATAAGTTGCCTTCAGAGTTTCCAACTTTTCAGCATAAGTTTCAGCATCATCAAATTCAACACCTTCTGCAAGAGATTTCATCTTTGCTTTCTGAGTTTCAGTTAATGTTTCCGTTACTTCTCTGAAAATTTTCTCGGCAGTAGCATCAGCAAGTTTCGTCTTGGCTTCGACATTTTTATTCATCTCTTTGTCAAGATTCTCCTTAAGGGTTTCGATTTCCTTAGCCTGCTCGTCAACTACATTGTACTTCTCATTCGGGATTTCAATGTAATTTTCGGCAAACAACTTCTGCATACCACTAACAAAACCTTCTAAGATTTCGTTTTTTAGTCCGTGTTCTACGGCTTGCTCATTATCTTCGAGCCACTCAGTAACCATATAGTCTAAATAACCATCTAATTTCTCAGTGATATCTGTCAACTGTGAAGCAGTCTGCTCGGCAAGATTCTCTTCCATTCTCTCTTCGATTTTGGAAAGATTTTCCTTTACCTTCGCTTTGACCGCAGTCTCGAATACCAGCGTAGTACGTTTCTTAAAATCTTCAGTAAGGTCTTGGCCATCAAACAACGCATTTACGTCATCTGTAACATCAACCTCAATTTCGATTTCCTCTTTCTTTGTGGCTACTTTTTTAGATTTAGCATCTTTAGTTTCTTCTACTTCGTCATCCTCATCTTCATCCGCTTCATCGCCATCTTCCTCTTCCGTTGCTTTCGCTTTCTTGGAAGTCTTATCTTCTTTCTTCTCATCGTCATCGTCATCTTCTTCTTCATCATCTTCAACGACATCGACTTCTCCACTACCATCAACTTTCTTTTTCTTCTTCTTTAATGGTGTGGCCTTTGGCTCTTCTGCTTCAGAGATAGACTCTTGAATTTCAGATTCTTCAGCAACCATTTCCAGGTCCCCCTTCTCTAAAAGTTCATCGGCCTCTGACACTGTAATAGAAGTATCGGACTCAGAACCCTCACCCTTCCAGGCTGTCTGCTCTTCATCCAAAACTAACATTTCGCCAGTTTTTGTTTTTAACTTCATCAGGGTTCTCCTAATCCTTTGATTAATCATTCAAATTAGTTTTATATGCTAATTACATATATTTATAAAACTAATTACTTTAGCAGTGTAAGAATAACCATTATCCTTACAAGTTGCTTACAAAATCCTCGAAAATACGTGCTTCCAACGAGGTTAATCGTGGTCCACTCGCTTTTTCTATGATTTTTTTATAGTCGGCAATCTCTTTTTCAGCGATTACACCGTTTTCCCAAACCCATTCTTTGCCTTCCATAACACCATTTACAAAGGCGTCAGGCGCAGAGGGGTCTGCTACGATATCCGCGGCAGTAGCAAGATAGAAATCACCTTGTACTTCTTGGATACCTTTCTTATTTGCTTTGAGCGAACCCATCCCTCGTGAACTAACACCAAGTTGGGCTCCCTCTTTAATAAGCGTTTTGACAATATTTCCGTGCGGTGTATCAGAGATTTTGGCTTTACCGATATAATTGTTTGGATTATCTTTATCCTGCTTGAGTTCGGTAATCATATGTGATACTCTCTCAAGATTGATAGTAGGTCCTTCCGGATGTCCTAGTTCTCCAAATGCACGTTTCTTGTCGATATATTCTTTAGTATAACGCTTGACTTCTTTCGCCATAATGGCGCCAGGATACAGCCTACCATTCCTATTCTTCAGGTCTGCTTGTAAAAACACACCCTCAATATAGAGGTCTTTGCCGTTGGCTTCCGTTATATATGTTACGTTTTCTGTTATTTCTGAAATAAGTCTCATTATACCTTCTCCTACTTTACAGTTCCTTCTTGATTAGGGTCCAGACACCATAAACAATTGCCGCATAAGCCGCATATTCCATCCACGGTGAGAACAATAAACTAACTACACCGACTCCAACTAATACGCCGCCGTCCCAGGATGTTCTTTCATTCCATCTATCTTTTAACCATTGCATTATACTCTCTCCTACTTTTTCTTAGTGAATTTAGACTTTACTTTTCCGCCATACACTCGTTGTGCATTTTTTATTTTGGCTTTATTCTTACGCATCCATTTCTTTCTCATCTTGATACGCTTAACTTTATTACCGCCTTTTTTGCGGTCTATCTTGGCCCTTAATTTATCGCCACGATTTTGAAACTTCTGTTTGTCTTTGGTCCTTTGGGTCTTCCTACGTTGCATCGTGTTCTTTGCTTTGTAGGCCTTAGGTCCTTCTTCTAAATCAAAATCCTCTTTCATGGCCAACTTCGTGGCCGTGGCATACATTACATCTTTCCACTTATCACCATATTTTTCTTTGAAGGCCTTCTCTCTTTTTTTTAGTTCTAAAACGATTTCTTCTCGCTTTACTAACTCAGCCTTAGTCATCTCACGTTCAGCGAGACCACTTTTCATTACGCCTTTGGCTGTCTTTACAAGTTTTCTACGACCATCTCCTCCAGCACATCGGCGACTGCCAGCATTCCATTCGGCAACATTCGCATCGCATTCACAAGGGTCCATTCCACAAGCATCGCATTGCTCTTCAAGAGAATCAAGCCACTCTGCTATTTCATCTCCCTCATATATACCAGTCGCATCATCGGGTTCACCATCTTCATCATCATCTACAGCACCGACTTGCCACATCGCCCAACCATTTACTGCTTCTGCTTCTAGTTCGGCTCGCTCTGCTACAGTATTTTTTGCCCAGCCTTCTTCAGACCATTCAACTACAACAACATCATCACCGTCCTCATCGAGGACAGGAACTCGCATTGCTTCGCTGACATACTCTTTGAACTTAACTAGGCTCATAATTTAACTTCCGCAAGTACAAGATGAACAAGTACAAGGGTCGCAACTACATTTTGGGTTATTGCATTTGCTGTCCATTTTTCTATCCTTGGCTTTTGACGTTCTGTAAATCTTTGTTAGCAAGGGCTTTTGCCAATGCTTTTACATCCGAAAGTGGGAGTACAATAAAACTTCTTCCCATTCTCTGAGTTAACTGAATCATCATTTCTTTTTTACCAGCATATCTGGTAACATATATTTCTTTACTGCCTTTAAACTCGGTACCCTCAGCAATTTTATCCGCTGTAGGCCTTAAGAATTCAACAGTATCTTTTTGAAGTTTTCTTTTATCGTCTTTCATTTTTACCCTCTATAGTCATCTATCTTACTTAAAACCTCAGACCATCGTTTTAACACAGGTGCCATTTTGGTTTTATTAAACCCTGCACACTCTGTCATCATATCGTTCACGGAGTTTCTTGAAGAAACCGCTGACTGGCCGTCTCCTTTGCCTGATTTACGATGTTTTTCCATATCACCATATAAGTCTTTTAGTGAATCACCAAAATCCTCATAGGCTTTCTCCAATTTCCGTAAAGACCCTTCGACTTTTGGATAAGGACTTCTACCCTCAGACAAATTCATCTTGACTGAAGTTGGCTTCAGAAAATTAACCACCTCTTTTTGGTAGTCTTTACTCATCTTCGCTTTTCCATTCCTTTTCAATTTCTCCAAAAAACTTTTTCTTATCTTCATCACTTAATGAGGAAGGACTTTTTACTTTGTACTTAGCAAGTTTCTTATTGAAAAATTTCTGGTATGCTTCTTTAGAACCTTCAGGAATTTTCATTCCTTTTGGAACGAATGCTTCCTCTTTGTCATCATCGTCATCTTTGCCAGCCTTTTTCTTCTTGGCATCGATGGCTTTCTGAAGAGCCGGTGGAAGTGTACCTTCGTGAGTGTGTTCGGCATCGCCCGCTTCGTGGGAATGTGCTACATCGCCGTGGGAATGCTCTACGTTATCGTGAGTATGCTCTTTGTCGCCACCATCGTGGGAGTGAGTTACATCACCGTGAGTATGTTCTACGTCTTTAGGTGCTTCACTGAGGGCTTCTTTCTTAGCGAACATTGTCTTAGAAAGTTTCTCCTTCATATCAGCAACTTTAGTGGTCAATCGAGAATTAACTTCGGAAGTGAATGTACTTTTAAATGCACTCGCTTTCTTGTCTCGTGCCAGTTGCACCAATTTTTCTAGATTTTCGTTAATCATAATTAATTATCTCCTAATAATAATCGTCAGAGGCGCCTTCGTCATCTTTTGATTTGGAAGCCTTCTCCGTTTCCATTTGTTTGTCTAATGTTTCTATATCTTCCTCAGATTGCATCAGAACATTTTTTCGTACCCATTCAATTGAGTAATAACGACCAATCATCTCTCCACTTGATATAGTGTCAAGCATCTCGATACGTTCTTTCATCATCTCAATTTTCTTGAGTTCTGTGAAATAACCATCATCTTCAAAGATGAAATTAATATTCTCTTTGTATATATTCCATTCACCCTTATCGATAATCCCCTTCGCAAGTAATTGCGTTCTCAACAGCGAATAAAACAAATCAGAAAATCGTTTACGTAGTTTCGTTACATATTTTGTAAACTTAATCTCATCTCTTGTTACCTCACCAACTCTAGAGAAGGTCCAAGTATTATCTGATTCCATTCTACTTGAGGGAACGTGAAGTGACTTAAATACTTTCTTCTGAAAATATGCTACATCATCCATATCGCCAAGATTCGTACCGCCTGGCAATGTTTCTACTTCGGTGCCCCTGCCTCCCTCTTTTCGTGGGAGCCAAAAATCTTCCATCATAGACATTGTATCTTTGCCGTCTGCAACAGTACCCGTTGAAGCATCATAAACCATTTTATTCTTAAACTTGTTCATAATGTTTCGTAGATATTGTTCTGCTTTAGTCTTAGGCAGATTTCCAACATCTATATAGAACACCCGTCTTTCTGGTGCTCTAGTAATTCTATAGATAACCATTGAGTCTTCCAACATTCTCAATTGGTTAATCGGTTTCATTGCTTTATGAATATAAGAAAGAGTAACCTCTTTCTCTTTATCATATAAGCCAGAGTCAGCAGTCGCTACTGCCTCCATTGCAACCTTAAGGGTTTGAGTTATACCTCTACTTTCGTTTGTGTAAATCCAGTATTCATCTACCCCCTTTACTATTTCGACTCCATCTTTATTTCTTTCTTTAAGAACTTCTTTAACTTTCTTAATATTGGTCGAGTCGATATATCTTAATTCTTTGATGCCTTTTTTGATGTTATCATTATCAAAAATGATATGATAATGAATTGCTCCATCTTCATACCATCGTCTAAAGACATCAGGTCCTGCCGTATTAAACTCTAATTTCTTAGAGATAATATCAAATTCTTCAGCAATCATATCTTTGATATTCTTGGGCACATCAACAGTGTCCAACTTATCAAGATAGATTGTTACTGGCTCCTTATAAGGGTCCAGCACCACTGCTTCATTGACTATATCATCAATTGCAGACTCGGCTTCTGGCTGTCTTGCTATCTGCCGATATTTTGCAATTAAATCTTGCTGTGTTATAAACGCGGTATCGAAATTGATGGCGAAGGCGTTTATACCTCCACCATCAATTACAGTTGAACCATCATCTAGGTTTGGCGCAACAAAAGAACTTGTTCCCTTGTCTACCACAGACGAGCCAATTTTTTTCTCTATCTTATAACCAAATAGTTCCATATCACGTTTCTTTGTTAGTTAAGTTAATATTACTAATATTTATACTCAAATAACAAGGGTATATCTTAGTTCAGTACGTCTACGGTATCGCCAGTTCCACCGTCATCCCAAGAAACTGCGAAGTTTACAGTATATTCCTGTACTGCATCCACTGTTTCCCAGTTAAGTTCGATAGAGCCAACCTCTGACGGCCACCCATATACTGTGTGCATAAAGGTCGCTTTAGAGCCATCTCTGGAGTACGGCTGAATTTCAATCGTCTTATGGGCTTCTGACACCCCGATAATTGATTCCATCCCAGAGAAACCACTTATGTTTCTCTGCCACATTAGCAATGCTTCCCTAAGAACGTAGTTCTGGTCATTAATGACCGTAATAGTCCAGTCAGCGAAAGTTCTATCACCAGGAACCTTTAACTTACGGTTCTGATAAGGAACTTCTACCATTCCAACAGTAGTTGCTGGAAGAGAGGCTGCCTTGACAAACATCTTAGAGTCCCATCCGCCAATTTGTACTTCAAAAAGGTTAGGACGTGCATAGTCGCCTGAATATTGATTATTAAAATCTGTTACATTAAAAGCCATTTTTCATTCTCCTTATACTTGTCCGATGACTTCAGCAAAATCAACACCAGTTTTCGTTGCTACGAAATTAAGCGTGATAAAGTTGATAGACCGGCTTGGTTTAATGAAAATACTCGCAATGAAACGATTTGAGTCAATAACTTCTGGCGTGTTGTTTGAAGCATCACACTGAACAAAGAAGTCATACATTCCCTGTCTCGCTTTAATTCCATTGAGATATGGATTAACCATATTCAAGAAATTCTTACGAGTAAACTCGTTGTTGAACTCGAACAAGAAATATTTTGCGGATATTGAAATAGCCTTCTCTAGAATAATGAACAATCTACGTACATTAATTCTATCAAAAGCACTAGGTTTGACTAGCAATGTTCGGTCTCCCCAAAGAACAGTTCCCTGCCCTGGAAAGGTGACAATTGGATTGATTCCGTTAGGAAGCATATACAATTGGTCCCGATGAGCCCGTGAAGGCTGATACGCTATCTTAACAACACCGCTAATCTGACCACGATTAAGTCCGCCAGGACTCCACCAGGGGTCTCTTGTGTCATCAGTTCTTGCCATCAATCCTGCTATATCACCACTGAATCCAATCCAGCGATAAGTATCAGAATAAACGTCATAAACGTATTTGTAGTTACCGTCTAGGGTACCGTATGAAGAGGCTGAGTTAAAAGAAACATCAGTTCTCCAAGCGATTACATTGTTAACAGCGTTTGTGGCGCCACCAACATTGACAACTTCCGATTTAGGCGGTGAAATTACAGCAATACAGTCTAGTCGTTGCTCTGCAACTTGCTCAATCATATACTTAGATACGATAGCAACTTGGTCAGAATTCTCGTTAGAGAGTCCACCAGCAATTAATATACTGACATTAATTTCGTCACCGTTCTCGAATTTGTCCCATCCGGCCATATACTCGTTAGAACCAACAGTACCTGCGGCTACTTCTAGCACCCAAGTATTACTGTTGCCTTCACAAGTTGCTTGGTCGTCACCACTGTTGTCATCGCAATGAGCGGGTACACCAGCGGATACAGCAATTCCACCTGTAAAAGTTACTGAGACAGGACCTGGACCGTTAACTACATTAGATGTAACTACCCAGATTAGTTTGGAAGCAGGATTAATTACATCCTCTGCCCAAATGTTTCCGCCATCAGCGTTGTTAGTACCTTGAGTCATACCTACAAGATATGATTCGACTACTTCTGTGTCCACAATAACAGCAACAGCAATTTCGCCATTACCAGTATCGGGTTGAACGTCAAATGCACCTGCATACTGCCAAGCAGACCAGGTAGCATCGCCGCTGTGTGTTTCCACAGTAATGCCATTTCCGTAAGTACCAGGATAGCGGGCATAAAATCCCTCTGTCAAAGTACCAGAATCGTACTGCGTATCAAAATCTTCTGCACCGGTAATCTGAGTCACATTTCCAGAAGGCGCGGCATTCATCGCCCCGGAATCTACAACTCGTACTACTTGAAGGCTATTTGCATAACTCAAGAATGCGGCAGAAGAAAGAAACGCTGGATACGTGTCGTTGGTTGGTTGTCCAAAGACTGCTACCAGGTCGGCTTCTGAGGTACATAGATATGGCTCGAAAGCCGGACCCCAAGTAAAACGACCAACTGTAGCACCTAAAGAGGTAGCAACCGCGGGGATAGACGTACTTAAATCAATTTCCTTGATTTGGACGCCTGGGCTTAATTGAAATCCCATCGTTTTTCTCCTATAATAAATTAATTATTCGTAATGATTTGATTTCCCTATCGATTTCCCTACAATAGAGAGTCGATGAGTCCTCACTCATTGCTACTATTTATAAATCGTCATCTTTTAACTACTAGATTGCCAGATTTCTCCGCCCTCTACAGTATATTTATCAACATCGTCTGTTCCATCCTCAATAAATCCAAAAGGAGTCAGGTCATCCTCAATCTCTTTCATCTTTCCATCATATAATTTGAGTCTCAAATCAATATCATTTAACTCTTTAAACATATCTTGAGAAGAAAACCAAGAAAATATCACTAGACTCATTACAAGGTCATCTGTACCACCTGGTTCGGCTGCCCAAGATTTGCCTCTGACAATGAATTGAGATAGTTCACTAATTGTTTCTAAGTCGTTAATTATGAGTTTATTGGTCTCAATTAAATCTTTAAGATTAGAGCACCCAATAGCCTTGACTCTCTTAGTCATTTTATGACCAAGTTTATCGTGAACTCCTGATTCGTTTATTGTATTTTCATATTCCAATTCATAATGGAGTATGTTAGCAACTTCGGCACCAGGTCCATTTGATTCAATAAGAACGGCTGCCTTATTATATGCGGTCGCAACTCTATTAATAACAGTTGGTAACAATAGAGGCGATATTGTGTTTGACCTATACTTTGCTACTTGTCGGAATGGTAATTGCGTAATGTCAATTACATTCATCGTAGAGTAATCCTGGCCACGCCCCTCTGCTACATCAACCGCTATAAAATAATTATGTCCTTCTTCTGTCTCCACATAAACATCTAATTGTTCTTTTCTACTAAGTGGTTCCCTTATAGACAACTCTGCAAGTTTGCCTGGTGTAATAAGAGTACCAGCAGACCCAAGGAACTCGCACTCAAACTCTTGCCTAAATTGTTCTTGACTCGTATTTTCAATCGTTTGTTTCTTCCAATTTCCATCACGACCTGGTACATCCCACCAATTAATTTCATATGGTTCATAATTCGAGCGTCCTTCTACAGCATCGCCCCACATCTTATAGAAGTGATTCATTCCATTTGGTGTTGAAACAACAATCACTTTTGAAGTCATACCAGAAGATATAGTTGGATATACTGAATAAAAGAAATCTTCTGCTAGTCCTTGAGGAATAAATGCGAACTCATCAAGGAAAATTAAATTGAAAGCATATCCACGAATGGAAGATGATGATGTTGAAGCCGCGAGAATTCGAGAACCATTCTCTAGTGCGATAGAACCTTTATTCCATTCAGCCACTCCTTGTTGAAGAAACATAGGAAGTCTTTCGTATGCCATTGTCAAACGTCCCAACAACTCTCTCGCTGTTGCGCCTTTGTTGGCTAGAATCGCTACGTTCTTCTGGTCATTAAACAATATATAATGTAGCATAAATGCCAGACTTGTCTGAGATTTTCCAGACTGTCTAGGACACTTAACTATTGTAAATCGATTCTCGTACAGGCCGTTAATCAGATTCTCCTGAAAAGGCCATAAATCAAATTTCATCAGACCCTTGTCAACATTGACAATAGTCATATAGTTCTTAATGAAATAGATTGGATTATCCCTACACTTTACATATTCCAGAACTTCTTCTTGCGTGTACTCTTGGGGTACGTTTACACGTTTGAGTAGTGGATTACCTAAGTAGGTAGTAATTGTCATAATATAATCCCCCGAGGACTCAATTAATGTCCATTATTATGGTGCTTTACCAAATTATCAACGCTATCCTGTAGTGTAGTTATCTGCACGATAAGTCCATCGACATCTCGTACCATATCCATTATTACTGTGATTCCATACATCATTCCGACTACTATTATTACCAGTCCGATGTTTTGGATTGTGTGGTCTCTGGTCATTTGATTTGTTTCCCTTTCAGCATTTCTTGTAATTCAGCAGTAGAACCTACATAAAGATTGTTGACGTTAGTCTTAGGACTCTCGCCTTCTTTCATCAGTTTTAATTCCTTCTGCATCTTTAACAATTCCATTGTCGTATCAGATACGTTTTTTATTAAACCACTAGCGACTTCATATGCTCGTGGATGTTCCATTTCTTTGGCCAATTCAAGGATGCCCTCAAGGGCTTCGTTTCCTCTTTCTATAAGGTTATAAAGATTATCTCTTGCATATGAATAATCTTCAGGTAAATCCCCTTCGGCCGGGTTTGAATTGACAGTAGCCCGAGGCGCAAGTCCACGTTCTCTTCGTGTGCTTACAATTCGTTTATCTGCATCAATCTTTGGAGGCAAAAAGTCAGGACTTTCATAATCATCGATGATATCTTTAGCCATATTTAACTCAGCATCTAATCTTTCGTTAACTGTCTTTTTCCTCGGTTGTCTTTTTCTT